GCATTCTGCTCGGCTAGTTTGTCTAGTTCCTCATCAGTCAATGCTGTGCCGTCCTCATAGCAAGCGTAACTGAAATGTGCATCTGCGAAATCAGGATAATCCCTACCATCGACACCATCCACTTCCATGTCGATAACTTTTCTGCCGTTTAGTGTTGCCATTACTTTCTCCTTGTTAAGAGCCTCTAATGTGCCATGGCTTTTTAATGATGTGTATTAGGACAAACCCTAATAGACAATGCTTTTATTTTTGTTAGGCTTACCGCATGAACATCGAACAATCTGAACAAGACTGTGCAGAAGCATTACTGGCTTATGCGTACAACTTGGTTATTACCTATAACCAACACCCTGGTGACAGAGATGCCGCCATGATCGGCCTTATTGCTCGGGCATTAGAGCTTCATGTAGAAAAACCAATCAATATTTCAGGAATGTATCAATGACGCAAGCGCAGGTTATTAAAGCTTTACAAAATGGACCTTTGACCTCTCACGAGGTGGCCAACTTAACTGGGATGCCTCAAGCAACAGTTCTATGCACTGCCAAGACGCTACGCAAGCAAGGTAGATTGACTACAGAGCAGGTCAAAGTTGGCAGACATTGGGTTGCTCAGTACACATTGGTAGAGCATGAAGTTGAAAAGAAAGACAGTAATGTAAAAATTATTTGTGGAATCAAAACTTATGGCATCTTTACTCCTGCTGAGTATCGTGTGATGAATGCTCAAGCCAAAAGACTATATCAAGGCAATCCACAGTTCACCACTTACTCAAAGGCAAAGCCAAGTGAAAACATCAGACAAGTTTGACAAGGCTATCCAGTGTGATGGTAAGCACCCTTATCCAACATTTACTGCTGCCGAATCAACTATCTCAAAGAAAAGAGATAATTCATTCCAAATCTACAAATGCCCTCACTGTCACTTTTTTCATTTGGGGCATTCAACAACCAAGTTTAGGAACTTGAAACGAGGTCCTAAATAGGTCATAATGGTTTGAAACAACGGCTAGATAGGGCCTGATCTCCCTATCGAAAAGTGAACCTCCCACCTGCCGACTGTTTCTTTTAGGAGGGTTTGCGAGGATGCAGAAATGCACTATTACCAATTCAATATTGGTGACTATCAAAGTCACACTTCACATTTGTCCGACATCGAGGACTTGGTTTATAGGCGTTTGCTCGATTGGTACTACTTACATGAGTGCCCAATTCCATGTGATGTAACTCAAGTTTCTAGACAGATAAGGATGCGTTCGCATAGCGATTGCATTGCGGATGTACTGCAAGAATATTTCGAACGTACTGATGATGGGTGGATACATCATCGAGCAAATAAAGAGATTGCCAAGGCGGGTGACAAGAGTGAAAAAGCCAGTGCAAGTGCTAAAGCTAGATGGAGTAAAAAGGATGCGAACGCATTGCCACCGCAATCCGAAGGCAATGCTACACATAACACATTACCTAAGACACAAGACACATTACCTAAAACACAAAAGAATAAGCTCGGCTCACGCCTAGCCCAAGATTGGGTTTTGATGAAGTCATGGGGAGATTGGGCACAACAGGAAAGACCTGAGTTGGATGTCCGAAAAGTGGCAGACCAGTTCAAAGATTATTGGATTGCTCAACCTGGCCAAAAAGGCACAAAGTTGGATTGGGAAGCCACATGGCGTAACTGGGTCAGAAACACTTCTGCGCCAAAAGTTAATCCTGCCGACATTGGTCGGGTAACAGTGCCATCGTCAAAAGAGCCTGATGCCGCTTTGACCAAGATTTTGGAAGACGAAAAGAAGGCAGCACCTATTCCCGATTCTGTTCGAGAATTTATTGCTAGAAACAGGAGACAAGCATGAAAGTATTGCCAATTAACTCTTTTGAAGTTGAGCCTTGGTTATTGGAAAAGCATTATGCAAAAAGAATTCCATCTATATCTTATGCTTTTGGTGCTTATATTGATGGAAAATTAATAGGTATTGTTACATATGGAACGTCTGCTAGTTCTACTTTGCGACATGGTGTATGTGGAAAAAAATGGCAAGAATATGTTATTGAATTAAATCGTTTGGTTTGTTTAAACGAGAAAAATATAGCATCAGAACTTGTAGGCAAATCTATGCAGATGCTTCCAAAGCCGTCAATTGTTATTTCTTATGCAGATAGTGAACAAGGTCATGTAGGGTATGTTTATCAAGCAACAAACTTTATTTACACAGGCTTAAGTTCTAAATTTAAAGACCCAAAAGTTAAAGGTTTAGAACATCAACATCATGCTACATATGCACATGGCATGACTAATGCACAAGTAATACAAAAATATGGAGCAGAAAATGTTTATTTTGTTGATAGAGCAAGAAAACATAGATATGTGTTTTTTGTTGGCAGCAAAACTCAAAAAAAACAAATGAAAAAAGATTTAACTTACAAAATATTTTTATATCCCAAAGGTGATTCTCGAAAATATGACTCTGGGACAAAAGTAAAAACCCAACAACTTTTATTTATATGACACACGCTGATGCAATGAGAATCTTGGATAAGGTAAAGGATGGAGTGCCTTATCCTGAAAAGATTATTTTGATGGCCTTGGAGTTAACTGGTGACCTTCAGCAGACGCAACATTGAGAACCCAAGCGATAGAGTTCAACTGGAACAAGCAGAAGCCAGAGAGCTTTATCACAACTGGGAAGCCTCTCAAAACAGGGATCTCATTCGTGCCAGACTAGAACGTGCAGAACGCATCTATGGCCGTGGCGCAAGAGATCGAATCAGAGCCTACATGGCACAAATGAGAGAAGGACAACTCGAATGACATTCATGGTCACATACATGGTCGAAGGCAATCCAGTCGGCAAAGGTCGGCCAAGGTTTGCTAAACGTGGGAAGTTTGTCTCAACTTACACACCCACCAAAACCCGAGATTATGAGTCCATCATCAAAGATGCAGCCAAACTAGCCATGGGAAGCTCTGAGCCGCTAGAAACGCCTGTAACAGTCGCAATCTACATCACAGTACCAATCCCTGCCTCATACCCCAAAAAGCGCACAGAGGCTTGTTTAAGCGGTTCTGAGAGGCCAATCAAGAAGCCAGACATCGATAACATTGCCAAATGCTTCTTAGATGCCATGAACGAGATCGTTTATCTGGATGACACCCAAGTGCTGACACTCCATGTGACCAAAGTCTATGGCAATGTCGGCATGGTGGAGGTCATGGTCAAGGAAGACTTGGATTAAGGGTTTGTCCCTATACAAATAATCAAGATTTCAAGATACAGTCACCACATCAACAAATTTTTAAGGAGAAAGTAATGCACACAATCAATTTTGAAACCACCACAGGTTCAGGTGATGTTGAAGTTAAGGTCACTATGTCTTTCAAGGCAGACAAATATTCATCATGGGCTGAGAACATTGAAATGGTCACCTACAACGGCATGGACATCATGGGATTGATGACAGAAGAGCAGTTTGCTGACTTGGAGGCCAAGGGTGTTAGAGCCATTGAAACCCAACGTCATTGGGAAATTGTAAATTACGAGCCATGAACAAAGATTGGATTGGAATTTTTTTATTTATTGTAGTTTTTTGGGTGTTAGTTTTTTTAATTTTTTAAGGTGAAAGTAATGACAAATTCAATGAAAGTTTACGCAGCAATTATCGAAATTCAAAATATTTTGATGACTTTAGACGCAACTGTGGATCAAGGTTATTGGCCTGATGCACTTAAAAAAGCTAAAACTTTAGTCAATAACGCTGAATATAACGAAGCTCAAGTGGTAGCTAAACAAGCTCTACATAAAACTCAAAAGGAAATAAATGAACACACCAATGCCTGATGACTACATCAAGCGCCACCTTGGACCATGGCGGTCTTTGGAGGAAATCATTCGGTGGGTGGAGGCTTATCACGGCATCTATGAGCCCAAAGCTTGCCCACCATGTAACAACCACTGTAACCAAGGGCGAGACTGCCCATCTAGGAGCAAGTAATGGGTAAAGGTTCAACCCCACGGCCATTCGCAGTAAGTAATCAAGAGTATCAAAACAGATGGGATGCCATATTTGGCAGAGACAATGA